ACATAAACAAAGTCCGATTTCCAGTATATGCCATGACGTCTGACGATTGGCATATTACTGACGGACTTCTATTTTTGGAAGGAAAGATACTAGATGATAGAAATATGCCTGGGGATACTTTGGGCATTCGTCGCCTTCAAACTCCTCATAAAGCCCTTGTTCGACTTGCACATCAGATAGACGACATGAGAGGGCTACTGAAGAGTAATCAAAAGACTTTTATAGATACAAATGGTATACCATTTATCTATGAGAAGACTGAGTTTTGTAAGTTAAAATACTATAAAATAAAGTCAATACTCAAAAAGGAAAGTTGTTCTCTTTTGTACTTGTACGGAGTGAAAAACCCTTTTAGAGTGCCTCGCCCTCCTGCTTCTGAAATACAGTATGCGGGAGTCTTACACTACGGTAATTTACCGTGGATTTTATACGAGTATTCCGAAGAACGTCAAAAGGACACTCGAAGAAAAGTATAAATTATATGGGTAGAAGATCTAAAACATTGCAGGGTGCAGCTCTTGAGTTGCAGGAAATAGAGCCTCTCACAAAGAACCAGCTCAAAGCATTTGAGTCGCAACAGCATATGGTTCTACATGGAGTAGCTGGAACAGGTAAAACCTTCATTGCCTGTTACTTTGCTTTTGACGATATGACAAAAGGAGAGTATGAAAAGTTAGTATTAATTCGTAGTGCAGTTCCTACGAGAGATATTGGGTTTCTTCCAGGAACAGAAAAGGAAAAAGCATCAGTCTATGAAGAGCCATACAAAGATATTTGTATAGAGCTTTTTCAAAGAGGAGATGCGTATCAAATACTAAAAACAAAAGGGTTGGTGCATTTTATGACTACTTCGTTTATTCGCGGAGTAACTCTAAGAAATGCTACCGTCATTATTGATGAATGCCAAAATATGTCATTCCACGAGTTAGACTCAATTATTACTCGTGTTGGGGAAGGGTGTAGGATTATTTTCTGTGGCGATTTTCGTCAAGCAGACCTACAGAAAAACGGTCTACGAGACTTTATTCGTATCCTGAAAGCAACAGAGCAGTTTGATATATTTGATTTCGAGATTGACGATATAGTCCGTAGTAAATTTGTAAAAGACTACATAATTGCGAAAGAGCAGTTAGGATTATAGGAGAAAATCATGGGCACATTCTTAATGGGATTTGCAGTGTTCGGCGCTTGTGTATATGCACTAGGAGCATATATAGCCGTAATTGATAGCTATTTTAGCGAGTAAAAATGAAAGCAGTACTAAGTAATCGTATTTTCATGGAGTGTACTCCAGAGTATCGGAAAAAACTATCCGATGAGCTGACGTACAAAGTTCCTGCACAGAATCCAAATGATCCACCACAGATTATTAAGAATCTGCAGCGGGTGCGCGAAAATCTGGTATCAATACCAATCGGACGAACGGACCTGATACCTGACGATTACGAAGTAGTAGAAAAACGCTTAGAAGTTCCTGCTGACTTTCCAGAGTTTCAATTCGAGCTTCGGCAGAGTCAGCAGGACGTCTATGATAATTTAGACGATAACTGTATTATCAATGCTTGGGTAAGCTGGGGTAAAACCTTTACAGGGCTTGCAATTGCAGGAAAACTTGGACAAAAAACATTGGTCGTAACACATACAGTGCCCCTACGAAATCAGTGGGCAAAAGAGGTTGAAAAAGTTTATGGAATTAAACCTGGAATTATTGGTAGTGGTCGTTTCGATACCGATTCTTGCATTGTGGTTGGCAATACCCAAACACTCTACAGAAACCTTGAAAAAATTAGAAAAGAGTTCGGAACAATCATTCTTGATGAGATGCATCACGTCTCCTCTCCGACGTTTTCTAAAATTATAGATACCAGCCACGCTCGATACAAGATTGGACTCTCTGGTACAATTGAGCGCAAAGATGGAAAACACGTTGTCTTTCGAGACTACTTCAGTCCGAACATCTTTAAGCCGCCCAAGGAGAACTTTCTCACACCGAGTATACACATCTATCGTTCAGAGGTGCGTTTTCCCGACGGCGCAAACATACCCTGGGCAAAGCGAGTCAATGCAATCGCAAACAATGATGAATATCGTCACTCGGTAGCCATGATAGCATCAGCATACGCGGCACGAGGCCACAAAGTACTTGTGGTGTCAGATCGAGTTCATTTCTTGAAAAGCTGCGCCGAACTGACTGGTGAGAAATCTGTATGTGTTACAGGCGAGGTCGCACATGAGGACAGGGAAAAACTCGTGTCTGAAATACTAGAAGGAAAGAAGGACATTCTTTATGGAACTCAAGCAATCTTCAGCGAGGGTATCTCAGTTAATAATCTTAGCTGTCTTATTCTTGCTACCCCTATCAATAACGAACCTTTACTTACGCAGCTTATCGGGCGAGTTATTCGTAAGCAAGAAGGGAAGCGAGATCCAGTTGTAATTGACATACATCTTAAAGGAAAGACAGCCCAAAGACAGGCATCGAACCGTATGGGCTATTACATGAAGCAAAGTTATTCTATCAAACAGTTATGAGGCAAAGATGGACGCTTACGAAAAAATAGAAGAGATGATAGCAAAAAAATACGGATCATCTACAACAAGTAGAAAAAACATTGGAGATTTTATGCTGTCTTCTGAAGAGGCCGTAGATGTTAAATCAAATAATGTACATAAAAATAATTTTTCTCCTAACATGGTATCCGCAAAGAAAGCCTATGATTATTTAATGGCAGGAAACTTACTTTATTTTGTTTTTGTAGACTATGAACTACAGGGCAAACATATTAATATTTTAGAAGAATCCGATCTAATCCCTATTAACTACATAGACTGGAGCTGCCTTAGTATTCAGTGTCAGGGTAATGGCGTAATACAAAAATCAGGACCATTAAGTATAGTTAATCAATCCTTAGAGTCTTGGATACAGGGACTAAAAAACGCTTACACTTTATACATAGAAAAAGAAAGAAATAAGCTATCAAACTTAGAGAACCACTTAGGGCTTGTAAAAAATAGTTCTTGACATTTTTTGTAAATGGGTGTATAATATGTTGTTCTACGATTGGAAAAAGATCTTTGAAACATCGGAAGGCAGTGCTTTTACGATCTTTCTGATTTTTCGTATGCTCGTTACCAATTACATACCTAATAATAAGTATGATAAATTGTACAAATTTGCTAATAAAAGTTTTCGAGGAGAATCATTCTTGATTCACCCCGATATTTTATTGCATAATGAGTATAAGCATAGCTACTACGAGGTCTCCCAGTATCTCGCATTAGCTTCCTTACGTCGGTACGCTGACTATTTAGCAACTGGGGAAACCAGACTAGATCTAGAGCTTTGTGCTGTGGATTTAGAGACATTTGAAGAAAACAGCCTACTTGATATAGAGGACGGTAAAATTGTTTTTCTATATGAAGAAGTCAATAAAGAGGATATACACTAATGGCATTATCATTTAACAAAGCCGCTGGCGGCGCTAAAAAATCATCAATCACTTCATACTCTTACCGAGATGGCGATAACGAAGTACGACTCGTTGGAGACGTTCTTGCTCGCTACGTATACTGGCTAGAAGGTAAGAACGGCAAGCAGATTCCTTTCGAGTGTCTGTCATTTGACCGTAATGAAGAGCGTTTCAACAACAAAGAAAAAGATTGGATTCGTGAGTACTACCCCGATCTCAAGTGTGGCTGGAGCTACGCTATGCAGTGTCTTGACAATGGTGAAGTAAAAATCATCAATCTCAAGAAGAAGTTGTTTGAAGCCATCCTTACAGCAGCAGAAGACCTGGGCGATCCAACTGATCCAGAAAGCGGCTGGGATGTAAAATTCAAGCGAGTAAAGACTGGCCCTCTGCCTTACAATGTAGAGTATCAGTTGCAAGTACTCAAGTGCAAGCAGCGCACCCTATCTGAGTCAGAGATGGAAGCAATTGCAGACTTGAAGTCTATGGACGACGTTATGCCTCGTCCCACTCCTGATGCACAAAAGGCGCTTCTCGACGAGATTCGCGAAGATGCAGCAGGTGATATCGACGAAACTTTGGAAGATGAGTTCAACGTATCATGATCTTATTCACGGCAGACTGGCATATAAAGCTAGGTCAAAAGAATGTGCCTCGAGAGTGGGCACTTAACCGCTACAATAAATTTTTCGAGCAAATTTATAGTCTTGAAAAGCAATGCAATATGCATATTATAGGTGGGGACCTTTTTGACCGTCTGCCGAATATGGAAGAGTTGGAACTTTACTTTTCTTTTATACGAGATGTAAAGATTCCGACTCTGATATATGATGGTAATCATGAAGCAACAAAGAAAAACAAAACTTTCTTTACTCAGCTAAAACAAGTTACAAAAGATATAAACCCTTTAGTAAAAATAGTTGATATGTCATACTACGATAATGACTTCGGCTTTGGCGTATTGCCTTATGCGGATCTTCATCGTAAGAATGCTATTGAACTATTTGATAGTAAGAAACCTTTATTTACTCATGTTCGTGGTGAGATTCCTCCACACGTCAAGCCAGAGGTGGACTTAGACAGATTCGAGGACTTTCCAGTCGTTTTTGCAGGCGACCTACACGCACATAGTAATACTCAAAGGAATATTGTATACCCAGGAAGTCCTATGACAACTTCCTTTCATAGAAACGAAGTAAGTACTGGGTATATTCTTATCAATCCTCATAATTGGGAGTGGATGTGGGAGCCTTTCGAGCTTCCTCAACTGATTAGAAAAACAGTATCAGATCCTAGCGAGATGATACCTACAGACTATCACCATACGATTTATGAGATTGAAGGCGACATGCAAGAGCTTGCTAACGTAAAGAATAGTGAGCTTCTCGACAAGAAAGTAGTAAAACGAAGTACAGAAGCTACGCTTGTTATAGACAAAGAAATGAGTATCCAAGAAGAGTTAGTAGAATATCTAACTTATATTCTTGAAATACCCGACACTAGAGTACCAGAAATAGTAGGTATATTTAATGATTACGCTGCAAAAGTTGACATGGAGTAATTGTTTCAGTTATGGGGCAGATAATGTATTAGATCTGAGTGATAATACAGTAACTCAGCTAGTAGGTACTAATGGGATGGGGAAGTCCTCCATCCCATTAATTATCGAAGAAGCCTTATTTAACAAGAACTCAAAAGGAATTAAAAAAGCAGATATACCAAATAGGTATGTAAATCAAGGGTATCACATCTCTCTTGCATTTACAAAAGATGAGAAGAGCTATGACGTCATTATTGATCGGAAGTCTAGTATTAAGCTTCGTTTACTTGAAGATGGAGAAGATATTAGTTCTCATACAGCGACCAATACATACAAGACTCTCCAAGATATTATTGGAATCGACTTTAAAACCTTCTCACAGTTGGTATATCAAAACACAAATAGCAGTTTACAGTTTCTTACTGCAACAGATACGAACCGTAAAAAGTTTCTTATTGACCTTCTCCATTTGGAGCACTATGTGCAATATTTTGAGTTGTTCAAAGAAGAAGCGAGAAAGAGAAACATTAATTTAAGCTCAACCGAATCCACCATAGCAACGATTGAAAAATGGTTGACAGATAACAAATTGAAGGATACAACCATACTGCCACTGTCTGAAATTTCAATTGAGACGGAAGAAGAAGAGAAGGAACTCGCTACTCTTACGAATGAAATTGCAAATATTTCTGAGAAAAATAAAAAAATTCTAAGAAATAATAATTATAAAGACATGCTAGCTAAGATAGATATTACAGAGGCACAGAATTGTAGTATTAAAGCGATTGAATCTTATGATGAGTTGCAAAGTGAGTTAGGAACCCTGAGCGGGGTCGCAGCGGGGTCCAAAAGACTTTTGGATAAGTTGAGTAAATTAGGGGATCACTGTCCCACTTGTGAACAAGAAGTAGATTCTGATTTTGTGGAGTCTCTCATCTCTCTGGAGACTACCAAAATTATGTCTGCAAAGGAAAGAGAAGATGACATTAAACGAAGAATTGAAGAAATTAAACGAAACAATGCAGAGTTTTCAGCTGCTCGAAAAACTCAAAAAGATTGGGAAGATTTGTTTAGAAGCATTGATAATAGCTTACCGGCACTGCCGCTGGATCCTGTTGAGCTTAAGGCTCGCGCTGAAAACATTTCGGACAGAATATCGCGTGCTAAGGATGAGTTACTCCGAATCTCCCGTGAGAACGAAAGCATAACAAAAAGAAATACTCGTATTCAAGTAATTCTGGAGCAGACAGAGAAGTTTCAAACCGATTTGGAAGAAGCTACAGAAGTATTGGAAGCAGAAAAAGAAATTGCAAGCAATCTGGAAGTATTGAAGAAAGCCTTTAGCACAAATGGATTACTTGCGTACAAGATAGAGAATCTTGTAAAAGAGTTGGAAGAACTCACAAATTATTATCTAGCAGAATTATCCGATGGACGTTTTACATTGGAGTTTGTAGTATCGAATGATAAACTCAATGTACAAATTACTGACAATGGTAATATCGTGGATATTCTTGCTCTCTCGAGTGGAGAACTGGCAAGAGTGAACACAGCTACTCTGATTGCTATACGCAAGTTGATGAGTAGTATATCGAAGTCGAGAATCAATATTCTTTTCTTAGATGAAGTTATCAATGTATTAGACGAAGTTGGAAGAGAAAAGCTAGTAGAAGTATTGTTGGAAGAAAACCTGAATACTTATATTGTGAGTCATGGATGGACACACCCTTTACTTGACAAAGTAGAAGTAGTCAAGTCAGGAAATATTAGTAAATTGGAGCACTAATGAATCATTTAGAAGAGGAAGGCTATACATACTTCTCTCATCTGAAAAGAGCATGGAGCATTGCTTTTGTTTTATTAGTACATGGTCTATTTCCAAATATATGGAAGTCAAAGGCAAAGTGCATGATTTTAGGAGGTAAAGATGAAGAAGATGTTAGTTGACAACATGATGACTTACCTAGCTGGTAAGGTGAAATACCATCAAGCAAATGTTAGAGTATATTTAACGAATCCAGTAGGTATCGGAGAGCACCCCGATATTATGGCAGCAATTGAAGAAGAACTCGAAAAAGCTGCATCATACCAAGAGAAGTTAGATCAACTCGGAGACATTTTGATGGGTGGAGAAGATGGTTGATAGTAGAGCTAAGGGAGCCAGAGGCGAGTACTTAGTTCGTGATATGCTTCGAGAAGCAACCGATCTTCAGTTTGAGAGAGTGCCTTCATCCGGCGCTCTTGAATACTTAAAAGGAGATCTGTATGTTCCTCATGCAAAAAATCGTTTTTGTATTGAAGTAAAGAACTATGAAAACTCTCCTTTATCGGATAAGATATTTACAGCAAAGAAAACTAACAATTTAATTAAGTGGTGGGTAAAATTACTACAACAAGCAGCAGGCGGTAACCAGGAGCCTCTTTTGTTTTTCAAATATAATCGGTCACCAGTATTTGTAGTAACAAACCTACAGCCTAAAGTAACAGCGGAATGGATGTACATTCAGTTTTTACATTGTTACATTTTACTTGCAGATGTTTGGCTAAAAGAAGAAGAGGTAGAATTTTTAAATGGCGTTTAATTTTACTGATAAATTAGTAAATGAGGATGCTAACGCTACATTAGTAGTAGATGCTCTCAATCTTGCATTTCGTTGGAAGCATCAGGGCCGTACAGACTTTCGGTATGACTACGAAAGTACGGTAAAGAGTTTAGCAAAATCATATGATTGTACCCGAATTATTATTTGTGCGGACTGGGGATCATCTACGTATCGTAAGGGAATCTCACCAGATTATAAGCAGAATCGAAAAGAAAAATTCGCAGAACAAACAGAAGAAGAAAGAATTGCATTTGAAGAGTTCTTCGAGGAATTTGAAGCCTCTTTAGAATTATTAGCAGAAGACTATCCAGTACTTCGGTACAAAGGTGTAGAGGCAGATGACATTGCAGCGCATCTTGTAAAGCACAAGAATAAGTACGATTTAGAATATATCTGGCTTATCTCTAGTGACCGAGACTGGGATCTGCTAATACAAGAAAACGTAGGCCGCTTCTCCTATGTAACAAGAAAAGAAGTGCGGTTGGATAACTGGAAAGAGCATTACGAAGTTAAACCAGAAGAATACATATCATTGAAATGTCTTACTGGCGATAAAGGCGATAATGTTCCTGGTATTCCCGGTATCGGTCCAAAACGTGCTGTGCAGCTTATTGAACAGTATGGGACTGCTTTTGATATATACAATGTCTGCCCTATAGAGAGCAGGTATAAGTATATTCAATCTCTAAATGAGAACGCAGAACAGTTGCTTGTAAACTATGAGCTTATGGATTTAATGACCTTCTGCGATGATGCGATAGGTCAGGACAATATTGAAGATATTGGGTTGAAGTTATATGGAAATTAAAATTGATTTAAATAGAGACAAGTACCTTTCTGAATTTAGTATTAAAACTTTACAGGACAGATACTTGGTAGAGGGAGAAACCTCCCCTCAACATGCTTTTGCACGAGCTGCAAAGGCATTTGCGGATGATGAAGCACATGCACAAAGACTTTATGACTACGCTAGCAAGCTTTGGTTTATGTTTAGCACTCCTATACTTTCTAATGGCGGAACTAAACGTGGCTTACCTATTTCTTGTTTTCTTAATTACGTGGATGATAGTCGACTTGGTATTACTAGTCACTACACGGAAAATGCATTTCTTTCTTCCGTGGGTGGTGGCGTTGGCGGTTACTGGGGTGATGTACGTTCTGTAGGCTCTAAAACTAGTAATGGTTCTGAGTCTACTGGCGTGATTCCTTTTGTAAAAGTAGTAGATGCAGAAATGCTTGCTTTCTCTCAGGGAGTAACTCGTCGAGGAAGTTATGCAGCATATTTACCGATGAATCATCCAGAAATAGAAGAGTTTTTGGATGTTAGAAAGCCGACTGGAGGTGATATTAATCGCAAGTCTACTAATCTGCACCACGGTGTGGTTGTACCGGATTCTTTTATGGAGCTGATTGAAGGAGCCACAAGAGAAGAAGGGTTCGATGACAGTTGGGATTTAGTAGACCCACACAGAAATGAAGTAGTAAAAACAGTTTCAGCAAAAACACTCTGGGTAAAACTTATTCAGAATCGTGTTGAAACTGGAGAGCCTTACATTATGTTTGGAGATACAGTGCAAAACGCACTGCCAGACTATCAAAAAGACTTAGGACTAGCAGTGCATCAGTCAAATTTGTGCAGTGAGATTACACTGCCTACAAACGAAGATCGTACTGCAGTATGTTGTCTTTCTAGTGTAAACTTGGAAGAGTTTGACGAGTGGAGTAACTGTGTAGAGTTTATTCCAGATCTAGTACGAATGCTAGACAATGTTCTTACTCATTTTATTGCGAATGCTCCAAATCAGTTGGAGAAAGCACGATATAGTGCAGAGAGGGAGAGAAGTATTGGCTTGGGTGCGATGGGGTTTCACGCCTACTTACAAAGGCACAACATTCCTTTTGAATCACCAATGGCGAAAGGACGTAATATGGCTATGTTCTGGCATATTAAATCTCTTGCGTCAGCTACTACAGAAACTCTTGCACTGGAACGCGGAGAAGCGCCCGATGCAACGGGTAATGGAGTTAGGAATTGTCATTTACTGGCTATTGCTCCAAACGCTTCTTCTAGTATCATCTGTGGTAACACTAGCCCTAGTATCGAGCCTTACCGTGCAAACGCATATACACAGAAAACTAAAAGCGGCACCTCTCTCCAGAAAAACGAGTATCTCGAAGATATTCTCCGAGACTTAGGAATGGACACTCCTGATGTTTGGAAAAGTATCGTTACAAATGGAGGTTCAGTACAGCATTTAGATTTTTTAGATGATTGGACAAAAGATGTGTTTAAAACTGCTGTAGAGATTGATCAAAGATGGGTGATTGATATGGCCGCAGATCGACAGAAGCATATCTGTCAAAGTCAGTCTTTGAACGTTTTCTTTCCAGCAGATGTATCAAAGCAAGAGCTTCATGCTATTCACATGATGGCATGGAAAAAGAAAGTAAAAACTCTATATTATCTGAGAAGCGAGGCGTACAAGCGAGCTGAGAAAGTATCAGATGAGGCATTACGTCAACGAATTTTTGAATCCATTGACGAGAACGCTTGTGTAGCGTGTGAAGGATAAAGATGAACTTACTTACAGAAAGAGAATATTACAAACCGTTCAACTACCCTTGGGCATTTGAACATTACAAAACACAACAGCATATGCACTGGTTGCCGGATGAAGTCAACCTTGCAGATGACTTGCGTGACTATCGGGAGAAACTTACACCTGGAAACCGTCAGCTGATTAATCAGATTTTTCGGTTCTTCACCCAGGCAGATGTAGACGTGTGCTGTGGATATGCAAAGCATTATCTACCTACATTTAAGCAGCCAGAAGTACGAATGATGCTTTCTGCTTTTGCTGCAATGGAGGCAGTACACCAAGAAGCGTACTCACTGCTTCTCGAAACTCTAGGGTTTGGAGATGACGAGTACCAAAAGTTCATGGATCACAAAGCAATGATGGATAAGCATGAGCACTTATCTACCTTTGGTATGGATACGCCCATGAACATCGCAAAGACTATGGCAATTTATAGCGGCTTCACAGAAGGCGTACAGTTGTTTAGTAGTTTTGCGATACTGCTCAACTTCCCTCGTCACAACTTAATGAAAGGCATGGGGCAAATCGTTACATGGTCTATTCGGGATGAAACACTCCATGTAGAAGGTATGTCTCAGCTATTCCGAACTTTCATTGCGGAGAACCCTGAGTTGTGGAATGACGAGTTGAAGTATGAAATCTACTGTGCCGCAGAGCGGACTGTAGAACTAGAAGATGCTTTTATTGATCTTTGTTTTGAAGGTGCAGATGTACCGGATCTTACGGCGGGAGAGATCAAAGAGTATATTCGTTACATTGCTGACCGAAGACTTCTTGGTCTTGGTATGAAGAAGATTTTTGGCAGTGAAGATAATCCTCTACCGTGGCTTGACTATATGTTGAACGCAGTAGAGCACACTAACTTTTTTGAGAATCGTGCCACCGAGTACGCTCGAGCTAGTACTACGGGTAACTGGCAGGATATTTTTAAATAGGATTCTATTATGACAGATGTACAAGAAAAACCCACCCTCGTTTTAGATGGTGAAAATCACATTATTGAAGATTTGTCTGACCGTGCAAAGTACATGGTCGGCCAGCTTCAAGACCTGCAACAGCAGGCAACTTCTACTCAAGCACGACTTGATCAGATTGAAGTAGCACGACAAGGATTTACTTCTCTTCTCAAAGAAGAAATTGCAAATCCAGCACCTGTAGAAGGCGCTCCCGAAGGAGAGCTAGTACAGTAACGAAAAGGGGGCTAATCGCCCCCTTTTTTTATGGCTTGGGGTTTGCATCTTTTATTGCTTGTATTTCTGCTTTCCACGCATCTATTCCTTCATGAAATATTTTATCAAGTTGATCTTCTATTTTAGGATACGCGGCTTTACGATCCCTAGAGTACTGATCAGCATTATACGCAGCTTCGCTCTCATAGCCTTGAAGTTCCCATATTTCTGGAACTCTTTCATTTACATACTCATTTTCAATCAATGCTGCTCTTAACTCTGATTCTGTAGGCTCTGTCCACCTTCCCTCTGAGTCTGTTGTTCCAAGAGTACGGTGTTTCGAGTAAAACGTCTCTAATCTATCTTTATAGGCGTCGGTTTCGTCAATAGCATCCAGATCACGAATAGTATTAAAGACGCCAGTAGCCGCAGCATCGTCTTTATGAGGCTCTGTTTTAATTAATAATAATTTTAATTCGTCATTTAGTTCCATTTTTTTATCCTATTTTACAAATATACCAAGTTGAATGGGAATTTCCGTAGATGGTAGTAATTGACTGACTACTGTTTTCAATAGTAACATGGTCTCCAATATTTAAGTACACGCCAATACTAGAAACAGCATCATGATTGCTTGATATAGCATGATTAGAATGCCAATGATGTATTTGGCTTCCATTTACACACCATCCTGAATAAATATAATTTCCTGCAGGATCATACAAAAACGACATATAAAGAACGTAAAACCCTGCTTTTGTTATTGTAATTCCTGGCCCATGACCAGTGGTTTGAGGCGTACAGTTTTGGTACCTTGTTGTGGTAAGAGGAAATCCATAATTATTAGTTGGAGAGCTGGGATTATTAGTAATTTTACCATAGGCGTATGCTTTATATGGCATATTAACATCACCGTTTGCATCAATTTTAAACGCAGGAATGTTGTCCATGTATGCATTTCTGGTGGCTGTTCCTGTTCGAGGGCCTGCAGTATCCATGTGAATTTCGCCGGTTGACCAGTTGGTATCTACACCTTGACCAACTTTTCGACCCATAATATAAGCATAACCGGTATTATACTGGCCCGAGTTAGACTGATTACCAAAAAATAAACCGGGAGAAAAAGTATTATTGCTTTGATTTTCATTGTGTAAAACTATTCCGAGATTTCTTCTTTGAGTTGAACTATCTGAAGAACCAATTACTAATCCGGCGTCTTTACCATCATTTGTCCAGTTTGTTCCATTTGAAGTTAAGTATCTACCTCCTCGACCTGTCCATCCATAGGCTGAACTAGAATCAGCAAGATTAGTGTTTGATACCACTAATGCTGCATCACCAGTCCCTCCATGAACAGCTGCAGAAGCATTTATCCCTGAAACTCCATGTAATCCTACAGACAAATTACTTGTAGAATTGCTATTATTTATACGAACTCTTTCATTGCCACTTGGACTAAGTTTTATTATGTCAGTCTCAATGCGCATAGACTCGGTCCACCCAGAAGCATTAGAGCGTCTAAGAAAAAACATATTAGCGTCTGAAGAAGCTATTCGAGTACCATACCCCGCACCTCCTCCAGAAGAGGTATGAAATTCTAATCCTCCAGCGCTCGTAGAGCCAGAAGCGCCTGCAAGAATTAATGAGCCTCTAGTCGTAGGAGCATTTGCAGTATATGTCACATCATCTTGTACAACCACTCTACCTGCGGAGTCAATACGCATACGCTCTGCAGTATTAGTGGTAAATTGCATGCTGTTGTTTGTATGGTCGTAAAGCAAAACACCTACATTTGCATCAGCCGCATCACCAAAAAATATGTGGCTATAACCATTAATTGCTGATAAAAACTGAATATCAGAAGAACCAGAACTATCTCCATTTTCAATAACAAGTTGATTACCGGCAGGGTTTTGAGGTGAGTTGCCTGTATCAGTTTTTTTCAGATGAAGTTTACCTTGAGGCGACGACTCACCGATACCAACATTGCCGTCTGCACTAATTCTAACTTTTTCCGAACCTTTTGGATTAAATACAATGTGTCCACTTGAAGAATTAGGTGTTTGAATAGCTACGGCAGGGAGTGAGCTATTTGAGGAGCCCAACATAATACCTGGGATTCCAGCAATAGGTACACCTCCGCTGACTGCAGCAGTCATTTCCGCAGTACCATTTCCTCCTGTTCTTCCTACCTCTACTGCACTATAGTTTCCGGGCGTTGTGCCTTGCTCTAAACGAGCTATAATATTTGCATTTGTGTTTCCTGCGGATACATGAAATTTTGTAGCAGGAGAACTAGTGCCGATACCTACGTTGCCAGTATGATCGAGTACTACTCTGGCTGCTGAATCCGTATCATCATAGATGTACAGTTGTTGGGCAAAAGCTGATGAGCTTCCTCCTAATGCAAGCGTGTAAGTTTGTGCAGTTCCACCTGTGTTTTTAAATTGAACTGTAGAGTAGCCAGAAGCATTCGTATTTGTTAATGTTAAACCTCCCGCGGCACTTGTCGCGGCTGTTTCTAACTGAAGCAAAGAATTTGGAGAAGTAGTGCCGATACCAACGTTGCCATCTCCAGTAATTATCATTCTTTGGTTTGCATCAGTAAGATTGGAAGTATTACTAGGATGTGTGTAAAAATTAAGTTGAGTAGCCCAGTTACTACCATTAGATCGCGATCCTGTAATCGCAGACCAATGAGAGCCAGTGCCGGAACCGCCCGTAGCAAAAAATACTCCGGTCATGCCATCATTTTGAACTAAAGTCAATCCTGAGTGATTTGAACCTTTAGTTATGGTTGAACTATAAGCATTAGTTGCAGAATCTGACACATGTAATTGAGTAGCCGGAGATATTGTACCGATACCTACCTTGCCGTTACCTCTAATAGATAATCTTTCATCAGTAGCGGCATCTCCAGCAACAGACCCTAAGAAGAATCCAAGACGCCTATCTGCCTGCTGATTGTTATTAAAAGACATAATGTACATGTCTTGTTGGTTAGCAGCAAACTTAATTGCGTTGTAAATTCCATTCCCTGCGCCGGAATTTGCAACATTCAAAGTGCTGTTTGAATTAGCGGCAGTTACATCTGTTTCGGTGTGTGAAGTTTGAATTTGCAATTTTGAGCCGGGATTAGTAGTGCCGATACCAACATTTCCTGAAGTATCTATACGGACTTTTTCTGAATTTCCTGTGTACAACGCAAAATCCAAAGAAGTTATGCTTCCTATATAAGGTACTCCACTGCGAATACCCGCCCGCATCTGACCGTAATTATTTTGAGCAAGTATTGTTTGGTTTTCTCCAGTACCTGAATAATTTGCTAAATATACGTTACCGGCAACATCTAATTTACCATCAGGAGAGTCAGTACCAATACCAACATTGCCGCTCGAGTCGATACGCATGCGGGCCGTACCGGCTGTACGAAACTCCATGCTTTGTCTATCTGCGGGGGTTACATATGTCGAGCCAAAATATGTAATTCTACCGTCAGCACTTCCGTCTGTTTCATTTCCCCAATAGATATTTCCGTATGCGTTATTAGCCGCATCATCGAACAATAAAGATAAACCTACGGGGCCATTATTTTCTACTACTAAATTATTTGCAGAAGCGGCGGCTGTTATTGTTCCAGCGGAACCTGAGTGTACATGCAAAGTTCCGTCCGGAATGTTAGTGCCAATACCTACTTTGCCATTATCTGCAATACGCATACGCTCGGTGCCCGCAGTTTCAAAGGTAATTTGAGTACCATTTGTAACTTGCATAAGCGAAGTGCCGCTTTGAATGCGTACAGTGTTACTAGCGCCTTGAATATCAAGTCGTCCAGAATTTGTTTGAATAGTGCCAATGGAAGCACCGTCTTTACGAAGATCAACAATAGCACCATCGCTATTTTGCCTGTTAAAATAAGCCGCTTGTGCAGCATTTACAGAAGAAGCAATTTGCCCGTTTGCATATACGTTAAAACCATAAACATCTGAGCTGTTGTTATAAGCTGTTGCAGCAGTAGTACCAACCAGCAAGTTACCGCTCGAGTCGATGCGCATACGCTCGCTGCCACCAATATGAAATTGTGTAGTTCCTGCGAATTCATTTTTAATAAAAATGTTTTTATTCGCTACGTCATATTCAAACGTTGCCGTGACTCCTGTCTGTCTAAAAAACTCTAATTTAGGATTCGGGGAAGTGCCTCCGCCATTTGAGATTCTTAGAGTAGGAGCAGTCGAGGAAGAGACTTCAAACGTTGTATCTGGAGAAGTATTATTTACTCCCACCCGATTATTCGAGACGTCAAGGTAGAGAGTGCCGGCGTCGATATTCAAATCGCTCGAAGCAGCATCTTGCTTCAACATTCCTGTACTAATTTTTGTTAATGCCATTGTTTACTCCTACACTCTTGTGGCAACGCCGTCTGTGTTTACTTGTATTTGATCTAAATAAAGAACGTCGCCATCAGGACTATTAATATAGTTTGTGCTAACTCTGACTCCCTCGGCTGATAGAGCTTCGTGAGCGGCAGAGTCTACAGAAGCATCCAAAAGGCCGATAACTCTATTATTATCATTAGTATCATAAACTACTTTTATATTTTGATTTTCAGTTATTAAGTCTTCCATTTTTTATCCTACATATCCATAGATGTTCAAGACTTTTGATCCTGCGCCGTCTAAGCCTGTGCGAGCACTAGTTACCAGAATTTCTAAAACGGGTTGTGCTGCATAATAAGTTTCATTATTATAATGGTGATGTATTCTTAATTGATAGTGTTGTGACGCACTATACAAAGTAGGGCTATGATTTGGTGCATGCCCCATCCACGGCCCTACATGTATTCTATGCTCTTGATTAGAGTTTGAAGTATACCCATTTACCCAAATTCTTTCTGTCATTGCACTTGATAAGTAAGTGGGCCCTCCAGCTCCAACATCATACGCATAAAGTCTAAAATACATACTAAATCCGCTTGTTTGGGAGTTTCCTGTTTGATCCTGCCATGCCATTAGCTGACTCATAGTTGCTA